CCGCCGCCTCCCCCCATGCCCACCCCGGCAGCAACGCCGCCACCGCCGCCGCCGCCGCCGACGAGGAACACGTCGACAGCGAACACGTTCGTCGGGCACACCCAGTTCGTGGACCCGGTGGTGTACGCGAGCGTGTACTGCAGGAGCGTGGTCGCCCCGGGCGGGAAGGTGCTAGACATCGATGAGCACCCCACTGATCGTGACGTCCACAACGGACGCCGTCGATGCGCCGCCCTTGATGGTCCCGGCGGCGGCGATGACCTTCCTTAGGTCGTTCGGGCCGAGCGTCCACGTCGAGTGCGCGCCGACCGCGACAGCAGAGAACAGATACTTGGCGCCGAGGTTCAGGGTCACGTTCACTGCGGATGCGGACGTGTTCGCGACCGTCACAGACGTGATGACAGCGAGTTTGCTTGCCCCGACCGTGTACAGGGTCGTGGTGAGTGTGTCCGTCAACGTCGCATCGGCGAACGCTGTTGGTGTGACAGCCATCAGGCTTCCGCCCCCATCGCGAGCATGTTGAGTAGGTCCACGGTCGTGGCGATGGAGACGGCAGCCTCGACGACGTCCACCCGCCCGGTCAGGGTGGTTACGTCCGCCTCGACGACGGCCTTCCATGCCTCGTTTGCGGCAAGTAGGACGTACTGCCAGGTGGCATCAACGGTGGATGCCGGGGCGAGATCGGCCAGGTTTACGGTCGCGGCTGAGGCGGACGGGAGTTGGAACTCCCACTCGCGACCGCCCGCGAACAGTTCCGTGACCTGCCACACCCAGCCGGTCGGGTTGGTGGTCGGGTCGTCGGTGACGAGCAGGGACACGGAGAGCGCCCCGGACGCCAGGACCGCGGTGATCGGTGTCGGCGGGACGATGACGTTGCCGCTGGAGTCGTAGACGGTCGCGGACGGCACGAACCTCACCGAACCGGCCACGTTCGTCCCATCCGGGGCCTTGTAGGTGCCGACGACCGTCTTGTACGCGAATGGGGGCGTCACGTGACGGCCCCTTCACCGGGGAGGAGCCGCCTGATCTGTGTCTGCATGATCTCCTCCTGCGTTTTCAGCAGCGAACCGAGCTCCAACGTCGCCTTGGCTCCGGTGTCGGACCATGTGACGGCTATCTGCTGGATACGGCGTGCCACAACGGATGTCCCGACCGCTGCGGTGAGGATCCTGTCCCCGCACCGGTAGTCGACCCATGGGGTTGGGTTGTCGGTGCCGTCGGTGACGTCGTGGGTTACCTGGACGTCGGTCTCGTCGTGGGCGGCCAGGTAGAGGTCCCCGATGTCGTTGAGGCTGCCGCTGGGGGCGTTGGATTCACTGACATACACTTCGCGGTTCCTGCGGTTGGAGAGCACCTGTGTGCGCCGGGCGTTCGCCGCCGCTGCACCCTCGATCACGACGGCGGTGGCGACACCTCGCCGGGACCTAGCGATCGGTGCCGCGATCAGGTCCCGTGTCGGCCGGAGGATCGTCGGCCCCGGGTTACCGCCCACCCCGTCAAGGGTCCGGTCAAGGTCTCCGCCGACCTTGAAGATCTCCAAGGCGCGCTGATTCCACCGCCACTCAAGGAGTCGCGCGTCCCGCAAGCCCGTGAGGACGCTGTGAAGGGTCGTCCCGGCCTTGTAGGTGATCGTGTGGGTGGTGGGCCACGCGTCCCCACCAGCATCCGTTGCCGCCCCGCCAGTGAGGGTGCAACCCTGGATCAAGGTCCGGGTCTGCGCGGCATCGAACAGGGTCTTGACGATCTCGCCTGGCGTCTTCGCCGAGAACGCCCACTCGGCTGGGGTCGTCCCGATCCCCCCCGACGGAATCACCACCGCCTCATCCAAGAGTGCGGTCAGGTCGCGGCACGTGAACTGCCACGGCTCCGACCCTGGATCGTCGCTGATCCGGGTACCAGAGTCGTCGTCGACCACGAACCACATGGCCGCGACACCCGGCATGATGAGCTTGAGCTGCAGGTCGTCGTCCGTGTCCAACAGAGACGCACCAAGCCCATCCAGCGGCGCAGTGAACTGCATGGTATTCGCGTCCCCGAACACGTCCGATACCGCCAGCGCCGACGTGAACCCGCCCGGCAACACACCCAGCCCAGTCGACCCCGTCTCGTCGAACACTTGCAGGATCGGCAGCGGGATCAACGGAGCCACTTCCTGCGCGTGGTGAGAGCGACGGTGAACCCCGCCGTCGACCCGGGAGCGTTGACCGTCACGCTAGGCCCCCGGTTACTGGCGGGGGCGGGCACGATCTCCAGGATCTGTTGCCCCGACAGCACCAAGTCAGTGATGACCGACGTGGCGCCGTTGAGGGCCGTCCACGCGCCCGCGTCGACGGTGAGAGTGTCCGCCCCAGACAACGCGGTCGCGTACGAGAATCCCTCGCCCGTCTCCGTGTCCGTGATCGACAAGGTGGTGCACGGCCCCGTCACCACGATCACCGGGTCAGCGCACGGAGCCGTCTGCCCCACCAGGCTGTACACCTCACAGTCCTGCGAGTTCGCCCCCGCCACGTCGTACTGCAGTGCGTGCGTGGTCGGGTCGACGTCAGCCCAGAACGCGCCCGGAACCGCAAGCTCCACCGACATCCGGGCCGCCGTGTCATCGAGGATGTCGGGGGTGATGACGGTGATGACCTCACAGTCAGCCTGCCGGCGGTCCCCGGACGCGTACACCCGCTCCACAGACAAGGGTTCGTGCCGTTTACTGAACAGCCTCAACATCGCGTCAAGGTTCTCCTCGTAGGCGGCCCTCCGTAGCGCCGGGGTGGCTGGGACGTCCCAGCCGTAGGCGCCCGTCCCATTGACGGTGATGTTCAACGTCTTCCGGCCTGGCCCGAACTTTTTCCGCCGCCACGACTCCCCGTGCGCGCCAAGGAGGACGGCGTTCGAGCCCCGCACGCCCGGGGTGTCATCCCATCCCTTGCGGTCGCCGAGGATAACCCCGTTGTCGTCGTTGACGACGCCCCACCTGTCGAGGCGGACGCCATCGATCCACCAGCCCTCGGCCTTCGTGATCGCCACCGGTTACGCCCCCGCCCGTGAGTAGCCGAGCCGCCGCATCATCCGGGTCGTCGACTCCGACTGTGTCTCAGGTGCCGGGTTGTACGCGTTCACGGTCAGGTTGGGTCGGTTGTCGACGAGACCACCCTGAGACAGGCGGTCCCACTGTTGGCCCGAGAACACCGGCTCCGGGGTCCGCGACGCGTTCAACACCGTCGTCAATCCCGGCTGCAACCAGCCACCTTCGTCGTACAACGTCGGGCGCCCGACAAGACCGCCATCCGCGAACCGGGGCACCAGATGCTTGAGTACCTGCTTCGCGGACCACAGGTCCGATGCCTTCTGGGCGACGGCGTCCACGACCATCCGTGGCATCACGGCGGCCATCTGCCCCCACGGCGTGCCGCTGATCTGCTTCAGCGGCGCCAGGACGGCAGCGAGAAGCCGCTTAACCGAGTCGACCGGGTGAAGCGGGTCGACACCGAGCCCGCCAGCCTCATCATGGCTGCCACCGAGATCCGACAGGAAAAACTCGTGCGGGAACGCCGACGTCGGCTTCGCGCCAGAACCGATGATGATCCCGGATGCCCTGCCCCGCGCCTCAAACCCGAGCCCGGCCAGGTTGCCGTCCATGTGCGTGTCGCTGACCCCGAACGTGAGCGCGCCGCGCCCCGGCTTGAGCCCAAACCGGCCAGGGTTCGCGAGCAGACTCAGCGTCGTAAACACGCGCCGGTAGGAGGGGCCACCCGTGACCCTTGAGTAGACCTCCCCGGATAGGCCGGAGCAGTCGTACCCTGACGGCCCGACGCCACCCCACACGTACGGGAGCGGGTTGACGGACGGAAGCCACGCGCGTGTCGCGTCCACCGCGCCACCGTCCGCGAACCTGCGGACCACAAGCGACGACGGGTCGCCCCCGACATCGAGCCGCCCGGAACGGATCAGGTCGAAGAACCCGACCCCGAGCCGCTCCACGATTTGCGCCGGGATGACGTACTCGCCGTTGGAAAGCCACGCTGGGATGGAGTCGCTTGTGCCCGTCCCGGGACCCCACACGGGTCCGCCGGCAGCGAACGCGTTCCCCGGGCCACTCCCCGGGCCCTCGGTCGGCTTCGCTGGCCCTTTCCGCCACGGCAGAGTCAGGGTGTCCACTGGCGCGACACCGAACCACGACGCGATCTTGTTCCAGGTACCGATGATCCCCTTGTTGATCACCGTTTCGATGATGAACTCGATCGGGGTTTTCGCGACGTCAGCGACCATGCCCCAGGCTGCAGCGATGGCCGAAACCCCGGCCCGGAAAGCGGGGGCGACGTAGGTTGAGATGAAGTCGCCAAGGGCCTGAAAGACAGGCTTGATCTGCCCGTCCCATACAGGCTTAATAACGCTGTCGTAGAGCCAGTGGAACACCGGGCCGAGGATGTTCAGGACGTACCACTCGATCATCTTGAAAACGACCTGGATGACCGACCATGCGAACTGGATTGCGACACCGATCGCCTGCCACGCGAACTGGATCGCAGGCCACAAGTACTTCACGAACGCCGGGATCAGGGTGCCCATAACGAACCCGGCGACCGCCTCAAACACAGGCTTGATGATGTTGTTCCAGGCGAACGCGACGGCGGCGGAGATCCCATTGAACGCTGGGACGATCGCGTTCTGCCACAGCCACATGAACGCCGGAACCAGCTTCGTCATCACAAAGTTGGTGATCCACTCGAACGCGGGCTTCAGGACGTTCTGCCACGTCCACGACACCGCCGTCCTGACGGCGTCCCATGTGGCGTCGACCGCGTTCCGGAACGTCTCGTTGTGCTTGTAAAACTCGAAGATCGCAACACCCCAGGCCACGATCACAGCAATCGCGAACACGACCGCGGCGACGATAAGCCCGATCGGGTTCGCGGCAGCAGCAGCGTTGAACACCCACTGCGCTACGGCGGCAGCCTTCAACCCAACCACCAGCAGGCCGATCGCCGCCGCAATCGCCTGGATCGAAGCAGGATCGAGACTGGCTATCCCCCTCATCGCCGACGCGAACCCGTCGAGGATCTTCCCGCCGAGCGGCTCCAACGCACGCCCGACGGTGGCCAGGGCAGCAGCGAACGCCTTGACCGCGTCGACGACCTTCGGGCCGTCACGGCGGACCGTGGCGAGAAACTCTTGGAACCCCTTGTTGCTGCCTGCGCCCTTCCCGAAGTCGGCGAACGCCTTCGACGCGTCGAGCAGTCCCTTACCGAAGTCCATCCCGGCCGGGGACATGGCCTGGAACAGTCCCGCGAGACCGGTGACGAGGTTCCCGATCGTGGCGCCCATCATTTTCAGGGCGGGTGCCGCGGTTTGGTTGACGAAGCTGAAGAACTGCTGCCACCACGGGCCAGCCAGGGCGCGCCCGGACTCGTCGGCGAGGTCGCCCATCGTCTTCGCGAGGCCCCCGACGAACCCCGTGAACCCGGGAAGGACGGGCAGTAGTGCCTGCATCCCGGACTGCATGCCCGGCAGGAACCCCCGCTGCGCCTCCGCCGACAGACCAGACAGGGCGTCCTTCATCGGGCCCGTCAGGAACAGGACGAACCGGCGGCCCTCAGGGGTGAGTGCGGCCATCTTGTCCTGCATCGTCTGCAACGCAGACGACCCCGCCGCACCAGCCGACGTAGACGCCTGCTGTAGGGCCCGCTGCGCCTGGATCACCTGCTGCTGAGCCTGCGCCACCGACCTAGCCGATTCGCGCTGAGCCTCAGCCGCCGCGGCGACAGCATCCCGGACTTCCTGCTCAGCGTCCTTCTGCCGCAGTTTCGCGTCAGTGACACCCTTCTGGGCGTCCTGGACCTTCTTCGACCCCTCCACCCCGGCAAGCGCCGACTTGGCTTGCTCCTCAGCGAGTGCCCCGTTCGCGGCCTGAATGTCCTGCAGGTGCTTCATCGCCTGCAGGTACGCGATCTCCGCCTGCTCCCGCTCCGCAGCGGTCGCGGCCGGGTCGAGGCGGACCCGCTTCAGGTCCTCCTCGGCGCGCGCCAGGTCGAGGGCGGCCTGCCGCTGGTCGATGGCACCCTGCAGGATCCGGTCCTGCAGGTCCTCCTGGTCCCCCGCCCATTCGGCGCGCGCCTCAGCGAGGCGCCGTTCAGCATCAAGGACGGCTTCGGCCGCCTCACGTTCGGTCCTGCGGGCGCGGTCGATGGCCCGGGATGCCTGCTCCATGTCGCGGCGGCCACTGCGGACAGCCTCAGAGACACCGTCTTGGGCGGCCTTGAGGGCGTCGGACGCGTTCGCGAGCTGCGCGGTCCGGCTGGCTGCGGTCGCGGCAGTGTTGGCCTGCTTGGACTGGGCCTGAGTGACCGCCGCTACCGCCTGGACGACAGGCCACAGTGCCAGCAGGAGCACCCCGACAGCGCCGGCTGCGACCATCGCGCCCATCGCGATCCCAGCCATCGCCCCAGCGCCTGCCGCGCCGATGGGGATGAGCGCCATGCCGAGTGTTGCGATGGCGGCGACCAGCATCCCGATCGACCGGCCCGCGGAGCCGGACCCGCCGACGTGCACGGACGCCGTCGCCCGGGTAGCACCGAACCGGCGGAGTTGCGCCTGCAGCCTGTCGAGTTCGGTGCGTGCCTCCGCTGAGTCGACGTCGACCCGGATCCGCGGGCGGATCGCGCCGACCTCACGGAGGAGGGCCCTCAGGCGGGTAAGGTTCGCTACCGCCCGCTCGACGTCGACGCTGATCGTGATCGCTTTATCGCGGATTGACGCTATCTGCCGCTTCAGCGCCGTGATGGACGCCGAGTCGACTTCCACTCGGACCCCGACCGTCTGGTCCCGCAGTGCGGCCCGAATCTCGGCGTTCGCGACCCGCGCGAAGTCCTTCCCGAATGTGCGGCCTGCCTTCGCGCCGGCGGCGCCCGCACCGTTCGTGCCGCGGTCGATGCCGTCCTTGACGCCGTCGGTGATGAGCCTGCCGATCGCCGAACCCATGGCCCGGCCGATCTTCTCCGCGGCGCGTGTCGCGGCAGGTGTCACCTCGGCTTCGAGTCGCTGCCCGAACCCGGTGGTGTCGGGGACGACCGTAACCTCAACCTCGCCAGCGAATGTGGCCATCCCCGATCACCTCCCTGGCTTCTAGTCGGGTAGCGCAAGTCCCTTGCGGAGTGCTTCAGCGCGCGCCCACGTCTGTGGGGACACGCGTTCACGCAACTCGTCGATCGACCGGGGTTTCGCCCGTTTCTCCTCCACGCCCGGCCGTTTCAGCGGTTCGGGGGCCGGAGGCCGTTCGCCCTTCTTCCATTCGGCGAGGACCCACGTCTGCTGCCGGGTCGCGTCCACTTGGGCGGCGAGGAGCATGTCGGTGCGGGACCACCTGCCGTGGCCCTGATCGGCCGCTTCGGCTGCGAGTTTCGCCCGCACTTCAGGTGCGAGACTGTCCCTGATCGCCGTCAGGGTGCGGGACTCTTGCGGGAGCTGGTTGATGAGGACCATCAGCCGCCTGGCTGTCAGTTGGCTGGGGCCGAACCCTGCCCGGTAGTAGTCCCGCAGGTCTACGCCGACATCCGTGAGGTCGGCCTCTAACGCCTGCGCGTGCGACGCGCAGATCGATTCGAGGCCCCGGATTCCCCCAGGTCCTGCCCGGAGTCGGCGATGAGGTCGGTGACCCATCGGATGAGGGCGCCGATGTTGGAGTCCCACGCGTCCCATGCGGGCACGTCGTCCTCGTGGATGACGTCCAAGACGGCCTCGAAGTCGCCGCCGCTGACGATGCGGCGGTACACGCCTCGTGGCCATTCCAGGAACGGGAGGACGCGGACGTCGTCGCCGGTGGGGAGGGGGACGGTCAGCCACTCCTCAGTGGAGTCGAGGGCCTCCGCCTCGGCTTCGATCCGTTCGACGGCGGAGACGGCTTGCTCGGTGGCGGTCTGTTGCGTGGTGCGGGTCGCCCGCCGGGTGCGGGGTTTTGGTGCCTGCCTGTCCTGCGGTTCGCGTGGTGTAGCCATGCTGGTCTCCCTGGTGGGTGTTGTCTCCCTGGTTGGTGTGCATGTTCGGCGGGGCGCGGCGCCAGGGAGGGTCACCGCGCCCCGCGACTGTGGGTGGGTCAGCTGGAGGCCAGCGCCGGGATCAGGTAGTAGGAGTAGATGCTGATGTTGGAGCCGTCCGGGTAGCAGGTGATCTCCCCGGAGTGGGTGATCGGCGCCCCGGCAGCGACCTTCTGCTCTTTGACGTCCGTGAGTTCGGCGTTGGGGATGACGTGCCGGATGCGGTTGACGTCGTCCACGATGTCGACGACGAACGAGTACCGCTGGACACTGATCACGCCGCGCTGGATGCTGAAAGCGCCGGTCGCGGACGGTGCGATCGTGCCGAGGTCGAGCCGGTTCACGACCTCCAACACGTCGAGGTTGTGTTCCAGCCATTCGACGCCGAGAGTCCGCTTCACCGACTTGCAGATCTTCCGGACGACGGACGCGGCCCCGAATGCTTCGACTTCTTCCCAGGATTCGTCCTGGCCGATGGTGATCCCGTCCGTGCTGACGTAGCCCATCCCGGACCAGGACGCGGACACGACAGACAGGGCTGTGGTCGTGTTGGTGGGGAGAGTCGTGCCGGGGGAGGCGACGAAGAGGAGTTCGGCGCCGGTGGTGCCTCCGCCTGATGCGCCAGCGAGGATGAGGTCGGAGTCGGGGTTGGCCATGGTCGTGTCTCCTTGTCTGGGTGCCGTCTCGCGGCGTGCGTCAGCACCCGGCCGGGAGGAGGGTCGGGTGGAACTCTGGGGGGTTGGTTAGGTGAGGGTGCGGCGGGCGGTCACGCGGACGGTGAGCGTCTGCCGGTACAGGGTCGGGAGGCCGGGGTCGGGCATTTCACCGAGCCCGGTGATGTCTTCGACCCGCTCCACGTACGCGCATGCGTGGGTGGTGCCGGGAAGCGCATGGAGGACGGCGTGGACGGTGGCCGCGGTGTCGCGTGCGGCTGCTTCGGTGCTGGCCCACACCTGCACGTTGATCATGGCGCGGTCGATGCTGCCCCAGAAGACCGGTGTCGCGCCGGGCGGACGGTAGACGGCCACGTACGGGCCCGTGCTGGCGACGAGGGTGGGCAGGTTGTCTTCCACGGCACCGACCACGGTCACTGTGCCTGGTAGGTCTGGTGAGGCTTGGAGGCCGGTGATGACCGCGAGTTTCGTGTCCGGCAGGAGATTCAGGGTCACGCGCTGTCTCCTCCCGGGGCATGGGGAAGGCCCCGGGGTCAGGGGTCCCGGGGCCTTCCGATCGTGATGGCTGGGTTAGTTGCAGGCTGAGGCCAGTAACGCCGCCACGGTGTTCGACGCCTGCGAGTGGAGCTCCACCCCGAGGCCGTCGTAGAGCATCGTCATATACTGGCGCGTCACGTTGACGCGTGTTCCATTGGTGGATCATGATTAGACGTATGAGAAGCGATACGCCGACTCCGGTGAGGTTCTGGTCCAAGGTCGACAGGTCAACCGACTGCTGGCTCTGGGGCGGAATGACCAACGGAGACTCAGGTCAGTTCACCCTCGTCCGGCGCCCCAAGAACATCCGGACCCAAGCCCACGTCTACGCATGGACGGAAGCTAACGGACCACTCCCCGTCGGAGGAATGCTGATCGACCAGTGCGGCAACAGGCTCTGTGTGCGACCAGAACACTGGGCCTTGGGCACATGCCGCGACCTTGAATTCCGGTCGGAACCTGCTGCCATAGCACGCTTCTGGGCAAACGTAACCAAGTCCGACGACTGCTGGGAGTGGAGCAAGCACCGGACCGATCGTGGGTACGGGCAGGCAAGCCATCGAGGGAAGTTCTACCAAGCTCACAAGCTCGCATGGATCCTGACCAATGGCCCCGTCCCGGACGATCTGTTCGTGTGCCACCGCTGCGACAACCCGCCCTGCTGCCGCCCTGACCACTTGTTCCTCGGCACGCCCGCCGACAACAGCGAGGACATGGTTGCTAAGGGAAGATCCGCGAAGGTCGGAGGACTGTCGCACTACGGGGCGAAACTGAGTGCCGAGTTGGTGCGGGAGATCCGATCCAGATACGTGGCAGGAGACGTGTCCACGCACGATCTGGCCCGCGAGTACGGCGTCACCGCCATGACGATCTGGAAGGTCGCTACCGGGAGGTCGTACCGCGACGTGACCTGACTCCTCGGGCTCCAGAGTGCTCGCGAGGTGGTCTGGGTCTGATGCTGGCCCGGTCGGCGCCCCAACGTCGGCCGGGTCTTGTCGTACCTGATTATGCCACCTTGCCGATATCTGGGTTACCTCAACCCCCCGCCGTTATGGGCGGGTCAGACGAGCGCCGCGTGGATCAGCCCGGCGGCCAGTTTGAGGCCGTAGTACTTGTGCCCGTCGGCAGAAGGGTGGGCATGGTCGGTATAGATGAGGAAGTCCGCATTGCCGTCGTGCTGAAGCGCACCCATGTAGCCCGTGCCGGTGATCCACCCCTCCGCCTGAGGATCGGCGACCACCGTGATCCCTGCCGCCACTGCGGCGGCCTGAATCCCCTCTCGCATGGCCACGTACCCGCCCGCACCGGGATCACCGGAAGTCACGAACGGCAGCAGTACTCCGATCTTCGCGGATGGCGCGGCGGTCTTGAGTGCAGCGAACAGCAGGGCCGCCTCGGCGCCGACGAGGGCGTACTGGTCAAGGTCGTTCTGGCCGCCGGTCACCAGGATGCTGGTGTCGGACGTGACCAGTGGGGTCACGTCCGAGGCGATCCGGTCGCGGTATTTCGGGTAGGGGTTCCCGCCGCCCGCGGTCTGTAAGTAGCCGGTGCCGCCCGCACCCGAGGACACAACCTCGATGCCCAGCAGTCTTCCCGCCTCGGTGGCGAACCCATCGAAGCGGGCTGCGGCGCCCGTTGCCGCCACGTACGAATCACCGATCGCGATGAGCCGCTTCCCGGTGGGGTCGGCTGGGGCTGCGATCGTTGCCGTGGAGTCACGGCGGACACCCCGGAACCGAGCATTGGCGCCCAGTTCAATACCGATCCGGTGCCAACCAGCATCCGGCAGGACCACGGTCACGTAGTAGTAGGCGCCGCCCGTGATGTTCGGCGTGAGCACGGTGGGGTTGATCGGCTGCCCGTCCATCCAGTATCGCGTGGAGAATGCACTACCAGCCGACTGGAAAAGCACCTCCATGGTCGTGGCTCCCCCGTGGTCGAACTCGACCAGCATGTCGAGGGCGCTCTTATATGTCTGGATTCCGGAGGACACGCAGGCGGTGTTGCTGAATGTGTTCGTGTCGAACTGGACCGGCACTGCGCGGGAGAACCGGAACTTGGTGCTGACCGCCCCTGTGGTCGTGTTGGTGATGCTGAGCACGTCCGTACCGCCCGCAAGGCCGGTCGCGGCGGACGCGGCCGACGCGGTGACGGATGCGCCAGAGACCGCCGTCCGCAGCGTGGCCTGCCTGACACGCAGGCTGGCCTCCAGATCGGCCCGTCGTGCGATCGCGGCATAGGTGCCAGTCAGTGCAGCATCCGCGGCGATCGACGTCGGTGTCATCACCGCGGCCGACCCGAGCCCGAGAGCCGTCCGCGCCGACGACGCGGACGCTAAGTCCGTGAGGTTCGCCGCCTTCTGCGCGGCACTGTCGGCGAGGACGAGCGACGCGTCAACAGCGGACGCGAGATCATCCGTGGTGATGCTGCCATCCACGATGTCCGCGCCCGTGTACCGGCGGTACAGCGGCATGATCAGCTCACCTCGATATCGTCAGTCATCAGGAAACCTCGGTCACGTAGGCGTACCCGTTCGCGCTGACCCACGCCCCGGTGACGATGCCCGCATAGCAGCCGCCCACGACATCACCGGACGCGTACACGGCAGTGATCGGCGGAAGCTCGTAGATGCCACCCGCGGGAATGCTCACCGTGTACGAGTTCGATGCGGCAGCCGTTCCGAACTTGAGGTAGAGGACCTGCGTGGAGGCGTTCTCGACGATCAACTGCCGTCGGACGTCGTTCGCCGCCTGCAACGTGACCGATGTGGCCGAGGACGCGACCTGGGTCACGGTCGCTGTGGATGCCGCAGCGGCAGGCATGGTGTCTCCCAGTGGTCAGCGGGTGACGTCGCCGAGGGCGCCCGTCATGATCAGTTGCGGGTGGATGCCCGTCTTCCGGGGCTCAGGGTGAGGGCACGGGGTCGGCGCGATCGGGAGGCGTCGGGAGCACGTGCCGTACTCTAGGAAGTTCGCATATGGGGCACCCGCTACCACCGCGGAACCGTGCTCATCCCGGTCCTCCACCACCAGCAGCCGCAGGTACTCGCCCGTATCCGCGTGAGGCGTCGCCCGCCGGACAGCCGCAGCATGCAGAGCGACCGCAGCGTCATGCACCCCAGCCATGACGGCCGGATTCCGGCGCAACTCCCGCTCCAAGTTCGGGTTCACCCGGAACCGGGTCACGCTGTGCCCGGCCCGGTCCGGCGCAGCGTGGCCGTCGAGTGGGTGCCGCCCACATTGTCCGCGTGCACCAACGGGTCACCATTCAGGTGGAAGACGACCGACCCGAAGTGGACGGTGCTGTAGGCGTCCACGCCCCGGCCCGCGAGGTCCCCGTCCACAGTCAACGTCCACGACTGCGACCGCCGCTGCCCATCCGACGCGGACTCAGTGGACGACACCGGATCAACCCGTCCCGCCAGCACAACCCCAGTCGCCGACGGGACGCGCCTCGTGGTGCCGTACGCGTCAGTGCTAGTCGTGGTCGGGTAGACGGTGACCGTGTCCGGCAGATCCCCCACCACGTCCGAACGAGTCGTGCAGTAGACGATCGCGTGCCGCATCCACGGGCCCGTCGTGTCATACACCCGCGTCCCGCCGACCACACACGAGACACCCTTCACGGTGAGCGCGGCCAACCGGGCTGGCTCGGCACCGGCCCGACAGATCAGCTTCCGCGAGTAGGGGATCTTGAGTCCGCCATCCGTCGTGAACGTCCCCCGGCCGCCCGCATCCGTGAGGACCACAGTGCATCGCAGCGAGCCCGTCGGGGTAGTCACCGTGTCCCGCAGGACCACCAGAGGCACGTCCACGTCAGGGCTGCCAGGGACCGGTCAGGATCGGGTTACCCACCGAATCCACCGCGGTACGCAGCACCTCGACCGCGTCCGGGGCTTCCCTCGACAGGCTCCCGCTGATGGACGGGCCGGACCCGACACCGATGGAATTCAGCCCGGAAGCCACCCCAGCCTCATCCCCCGTCTCCAACCACCAGCACGCCTGCGCGCACGTCGCATCCCGCAACGCCGCGATCACACCCGTATCGGTGGGAAGTCCGTCGTCGTCCACGTCGTACACGGCCCGCATCAGCAGCGTGTCGATCATCCGGGACGCACGCGACAGCAGCCGGACAGCATCCCCGCCCGTCGGGGCGGTAATCCCCGTAGGCAGGAAGTCGGACGCCGCAAGCTCGGCCGCTGTCGCGTACGCCACCGGAGGCTCAGAGGACCATCTGCGCGTGGATGCTGCACGTCACCGTCGGCGTCGACGTCCCGCCGACCGTGGCCACGTACCGGAAGTGCTCACCGATCGGCCTGTTGACGTAGGTGTTCGTCGCGGCGATACACCCCGGGTACACGACCAGGCTGGTCGCTCCCGGCGTCCCCGCGTCGATCGCCGCCGTCGTCGCCCCAGTGACATCCACCCACCGGCCCGCACCCGCAGCCGCCTGCGGCAGGTACTCCTGCAACTTCACGGTCAGCGTCGGGCTGGTTCCAGTGGATGCGGTGATGTCGGCGGTCAGGATCAGCCCCCGGTACGCGGTGGAGTCCTGCTTCTCGCCGTTGTGCGCGCCGCTCGACAGGGTGCCGGACTGCAGGAGCGGGTACGTCTCATTCTCGGCCACGGGGGCTCCAATCAGGGTTATTGGCGGGGATCCCACCGTTTGGCGGTGGCTTGTGCTTGCTCCCTGGCTTTCGGGGTGAGCGCGACACGCGCCCTCCTGCGCCATGCGCGTGCCGTGCGGGACAGGTACCGGCGTTGCGCCCGCGCCACCCGATCCACCGACGGAGACGGACGGGCACGGCGGCCCCCGCCCGGGATCACGGCGGTGAGACGGTGCTGACACCACGGATGCCACACCCCAGCCGCACGCGACTCAGGCAGAGTCCCAGCACACCGGACCTCCACCAGCCGGCCAGCCGGGGACGGCACCCAGTAGACGCCGGCAGGCGACCCATCCAGGGAGACGGTCTTGCCCTCCCAATCGCGGCACGCCCTGTGCAAGGTGTGGTTGACGCTGATCCGCGCGAACCTGACCCTGGCGTTGCGGCACACGTCCAGGTAGGCGTTGAGGGCGGCCTCCGCGTACTGCGCCCGGACCGCCGTCTCCACGTAATGCTCAAGGGACCAGTTACGCCCGGCAGCGTCCGTGTACCCCGTGATCCCCCGGTTGGCCAGGTCATCCAAGACGCGCTGAATGTCGCGGGTCGGGTCACCCGTCGCCGACTGGCCCGCCCGCACACCCGCCCGGAACGCCTCCTCCATCACCGCCTGGATCCTCTGGTGGGAGGACGTCAGCACGACCAGGACGGCCCGGACCGTGACCGGTGACACGTCAGGGAGGGGTCCGTCCCACCTGGCGTCGGCGGCAGCCTCACGGGCCGCGCGCTGAACGATCTCGGTCAGGTCCCGCTCCACCATCGGACCCAGGCGGGCCGTCAACTCAACGAGAGCCCGACGCACCGAGGTGCGGAACCGCGGCAACCCGCCGAGGACACGGGTCGCCCACGACGGGACCGGAACACCCGGGGTCGGAGCAAGATACGCGGCCAGCACAGCCAGCAGACCAGCGATCAGGGCCGCGTAGGCGGCGGGCACACTGTCTGGCTGCGGTGTGCCGTCGTCCTGCGTCGCATACGGGTCAGTGACCGCAGGAGACAACGGCACGACAGCCCCCTACTCGCTCAGTTCCCGGCCGTCCAGTGAGTGGTGAACGACCAGCCACCCGTTCGACCCGTCATCACGGAACACAGCCTCGGTGGCCGGACCGCACAGGCAATCCCCACCATCGGTGTCGTGCTCGATCAGGTCACCGACCGGGTAGACGTGGACAGGGACGCTCACGGCCGGTATCAGACTCGCGCAGGCCATGCGTATGTGCGCGGCCCCTCGCCCTCCTTGACCGAGCATGCCCACAGGGTGTCGTTCCCGTCGAGCATGACCTGCCCGTTGACGTGCGACTCCGGGGTGTCACCCCACGTGCGCGTGATGATCAGCGGGAACACGTCGCCAGCGGCGACCGAGTTGCCGAAGTGCGCGATGTACCCCTGGGCGCTCTCCCGGATGGAACGCAGGTTGAGGGATGCGTCCGACCGACGCTTGTTGATGGCATCCGCGTCCTGCTCGCTCAGCGTGTAGTGGACGATGCGGCCGATGGTGGGGGTCATGTGCTACTCCGCAGTCTTGTAGTGGTCGATGATCTGAGCCTTCGTCATGCCGTCCACCGTGTCCCCGAGGCCAGCCGTCCGCCCGTAGGACCGCCACTCCTCCACCGACGCACGAACCGGCGGGCGCGCCGTCAGATCCGAGTCATCCGCGGGGGCAGCCTCGACGGGAGGGTCCGGGAGGGAGAACGTCTCCACAACCTCGGGCAGGTTCACCGTCTCCACGGGACGCGCACGGTCACGCATGATGCGCTCAGCAGCCTCGGAGGCCGTCTCGCCCGGAGGGTTGCCGACAGTGACGGTCACAGTCCCGGACATGGGTGACCCGTCCGCAGACACGTAGCCTGCCGCTGCCGCCTGGACAGTGGCGGACCCGGTCTCGGCGAGGGAGCGCCGGAAGTCGTCGTCCCGCAGCGGCTGCGGTGCAGGCTCAGAGATCAACACCCAGTTTCCGAGCCTGTCCAGCCTCGCGTTCCGGGTCGGGAACTCATGGGTAGACCCGTCGTTCCGGTTTCTGTACTTCCACATCGTGGTCTCCCTGGTCTCGACCTCGCGTCCAGCGAGGAACTCCCTCATCCGGCCCTCACTCGCGGCCCGCGCGTACTCCGCCAAGAGCCGCCGGCCAGCCAGGGACCCCGTCCCCCGGGGCGGCACCTGATTCCCGGACGCCATCCCCGCGGTCAGCCCGACCCGGTCCATCGGCGGATGCCACAGATGCCAGAGGGGTTCCGTGGACCGCCACGGCGGCCCGTACAGGGCGGTGAGGGCTACACCCCACGCCGCGTCCTCCTGACCCCAACCCACGAACCGCGGATCCAGCGGGCACGCCTCATACACGTCCCTGCGCAGCACGACACAACCGCCGCCCACCATGCCGACGTACGGGCGCTGCTCCACCCGCTGCTCAATCAGCGGGCCACCGAACACCTCAGTCCCGTACAGGACATCGGTCGCGCCCTTGGTGAGGCGGTGTATGAGGGTGTGAGGGACAGCCCACGCCGCCCCAGACTCGACGGCAGCGACAGCCGCCACCACACCCGGACACCACACGTCCGCATCAGCGATGACGAGGACATCCCCGGCCGCCCGGGACAACGCATCCTCGACCGCCAACGCCTTCACCCATGGACCGTCCGGGCACATACCCTCGACGACCTCCCACCCGAGCCCAGCCCAACGCCCGGACAGGTGCACCCACGCCCGGTCCCGCTCCGCACCATCAGCACGAAACGGGACCAGGACAGTGGGCATCAGATCAGGACGCGTTCTGCCAGATCAGGCACGCCCGGTTGGCGTCGAGGGTCTTCACGCCGAACAGCAGGTCGATCGACAGGACATCCTTCTTGTGCGTGTAGTCGTACGACCACACGCAGCGCACCCCGACCCCGTCAGCCTCCTCATACCACGACTTCGCGGCCCCCTCCGGCAGCAACAGCGGGCGCGTCACGAACGCGACAGCGGTCCGGTGGAACGCGACACCGATCTCACTGTCGCCGCCGCTGACGTGGGTCGTCTTGTACGGCTCGAACCCGAACAGACGGTTCCCCAAGTAGGCCTGGGTGCGGCCGACGATGTCACCACGATCACTCGCCTTGGTGAGCAGGTCGTCGCCCTGCCACTTCGCCGCCGTGGTCGGGCCGATGACGGCGTACCGCTCGTCCTCCGGGACGAGCCGGGTGTCCAGGACGCGCCCGGCGTCGATCATGACGCGGGGGTTGTCCCAATCCCACGCGTTCGTCCCTGCGACGCCAGTCGTGACACTGCCCTTGGTGCCGACCTCCTGGACGATGTCGTTGCGGAACGCGAGGATCGCCTGGTCGACAGCCTTCGCGTGCGCCTGCATCACCGGGGTGATGACCTGCACCTGCAGATCCTTGATGTCGAGGGCGCGTTCCTTCGCACCGAACGAAATCGAGATGTCCTTGTGGGTGTTCAGGACGACAGGGATCGACGACTCAGTGACGTTCTGGAGTTCAATCCCGTCCGCCTCGACGAAGTCCTTCGCCTCGAACGTCGCGGGCTTGCGGATGGTGACCGTGTCACCGGCGCCCTGAACAAACTCCCGCTCGTAGTCGCGGTGGACCAGCCTGAGCATCGTGGACTGCTGGATCAGGTTCGCCAACGCGATCTTCGCCACGATCGACGGCTTGATGAATGTGTTCGCCATGACGGCGTCCTCTCTTCGGTTACCGCCGCTCTGGCGGGTTGATCATCGGCGCTTCGTGAACCCTGCGTCGATGAGGTCGTCAACGGACATGTGGTCAAGGTCGCGGGGGGCAGTCCCGGCCGTGGTTGTCCCGCCGGACGCGCGGGCCGCGGCGGTCTTCTTGGTGGCCTTCAGGTCGGGGTTCGCCTCAACCTCGGCCTCGACGAGTTCAGCGACGGCGACACGGAACGCCGCCTTGTCGGCGGAGTCGACCGCCGCGACCTTCGCCATGAAGGCGCGGGAATCCGTGAGCCTCCCCGGGGACGCGTCGTGCATTGCTGCCGCATCCTGGACGGCGACCTCACGGAGCAGTTCGAGGAGTTCGTTGCCGCGCGCCTCAGCGTCCTTGCGTGCCTGGTCGCGTTCCTGCGTGATGCGTTCGGCGACCTGCTCGGGGGTGAGTGCCGGCTCGGCGTCGACGAGCCCCAGCGCCTTCGCGGCCCGGTCCTTCCACTCCTTGTCCCGCGCGTCGATCGACGTCTTGAGCTGCAGTTCGGCCTCCGCGAGTGCCGCGGTGCGGGCGGACTTAGCGGCCTGGTCCTTCGCTGCGGTGCGGTCCTTCGCGTTCTCCCGGCGCAGCTTGGCGATCTCCTTGCGGAGGTCGTCTGCGGTGAGATCGTCGGTCGGGTCGCCCTGCGACCCCTCGTCGTTCTCGCCGTCCGTGTCGTCCGTGTCGTCCGCGACCTGGACGGTCGCGTCAGGCTCCTGGCCCTCCACGGCGGTCGTGTCGTCCCCGGACTGGGTGGTGTCGTCCTCGGTGTCGGGCATGCCTCGTCGCTCCTGGCGGGTTGGCTGTGACCGGGCACGCACCTGGCGTGACCGGTCCTGGGGGGGAAGGTGATCTGTGGTGCAGCCCTACCGGCGTCGTGCGGCCGGAAGGGCGTTCGCTTCCGGCCCGTCGGCCGGAACATCAGTGGGTGCATCCATGGGGGACGTGTCGTCGTGGACGAGAGCGACCGGGTCAGGGACGCTGCGGCCCTGCTCCCGCATGATCGCCTCGACCTCTTCGGCCACAGCCTCATCCGCCCATTCGGGGTTGAGGCGTTTCACCCGCGTCTTGATCGACGCGGCTTCGGCCTGGGCGAGGGTCGCCAGCGTCTGCGCGGTCTGAGCGTCCGACTCGGCGACCGTGTCACCGAACACGATCTCGGGCCGTTCAGGTGTCACCTTCGACCCGAACGCGGCAGCATCAACCTCAAGGAGCGTGTGCACTGAGGCCCGCAACGCGGACCCCCAGTGCAGGGTCTGCATGCCCCTCGTCAGGTAGGACTGTGCGGAGCGCTGCTGGATCTCCGTCGCCGTCGCCGCAGCCTGATCTGTCTGGCCGCGCCCGAAACTGTTGATCGAAAACCCGCAGGAACGGATGATCTCCTCGGTGAGGGCGCGGCACCCCGCAAGATGCTCCTCCACCCGGATCAACGGCTGAATCAGCTCCACCGGTTTCGTGCCCTGCTGGTTCGGGTTGATCCTCAGCGGCATCAGCAGTTCCCGGTCATCGAACACGGCGCCCTGACCGGGGCCCTGACTCTTCACCGCGTCCTCAGTGATGACCGCGCGGGCCTTAGCCAGCCGGTACTCGCGGGCCAGACTCGACCACACCTCATCCAACTGGTCCATCAACCCCAACACTGCCGGGGAGAACAGGGACCGGCCGAGAGGCGACCCCCTGTCGAGGCGGTTCGGTCGCAGGTTCGGGACATGCTGGATGAGGAGCCGGTCAACACCGGTCACCACCTGCTCCGGGAACTGCTCAGTGTCCTCGTGTTCCCGGAGGTCGACGAGGTCCCCGAGAGTGCTGACGCCACCCACATACAGGCCGTGGAGGACGACGCCTTTCTCGTGGCGTTCGAGGTGCCGCCAGATCTTCCCGTGGTCGTCCTTGACGACCGTCCAGATCGTTGCCGCAGCGAGCATGCCCGCCCGGAACTCTGGGACCACGGCGTCGCCGTGGACGACGCGGATCCACGGCTCATCCCGGATGGACGTGTCCCACGTAACGCACGGATACACGTCACCCAACGCGCCAGCGACATCGGCGCCCTCAAGGAGCGTCGAATGCAGCCCCGTCAAGTCCGTGAGAACGTCGAGCCGATCCTGTGTCTGCGCGTTCCCGACCGTCAACTTCGGAGGCTCAGCGAACAGCATGTTCGCGGACATCCCCGTAATGTCCGACGCCAACGGCAGATGCAGTTTCGCCCGCAGCTCACCGTCAGGGGCGGGCTGACCCCAAAACCAGCGGGCCATCCTCCCGACCACCCCGCCACGGAACTGGCTCACCCGGTACCGGGTGTCGCCGCGAACCCAGCCCTGTCCGCCGTCATAGAGGCTGGATAGCTGCTCTGGGTCACCCGCCCACCATGTCGCGTTCGTCGCGTACTGGTCGTAAGCGGGCTGCCACTTTTCGGGCGGCCACACAGTCTTCCCGGGGGGAGGCAACGACACGTGGTGCCTCCTCTCAGGCGGCCTGCGGCTTGGGTTGCAGGAGTTCGCGGCGCCACGTCCACTCAGTGGTCTGCGCCAGATACCTCAGTGCGTCCGGACCATGGTCGTTCGCCTTGACTGGACGGTCCTCGCCCTTAAGGGCGGCCTTGTCGTCCCATGCATACCCGGCCATCTCGCCGATGAGGCCCTCGCATGAGGCGTTGATCCTCAATTGGTCTCTACCCAGCAGGGTAGAGACCAGCCGGATGCCGTCCATGACGCTGTTATCCGCCGGGGTCGGCGAGTATCCGTCCCGCCACAGTTGCTGGATGAACGAAGCCGCCGACGGGTCCACAACCCACTTCTCCGGGGTGGCGCCCGGATGTTCAGCCCCCGGGCGGACGTACCCGCCGATCCACTCGGTGACCGCCCGTGAATACTCGGCGTCCGTCTTCTGTCGGTGTTCGCGGCGTGAGTCCCAGCGGTACTCGGATGTGATGTGGAGTCGCCCGTCTACCCCGATGCCGGCCAGGAGACCGACGAATGGGTTCACGGTGCCGTAGTCGATCCCGACTGCTGGCCAGCGGGTCACAAGCGGTGATTCGGCTACCACGTGGACCTGCTGGTCGAACATGTCGTAGATCGCGTTCTCGGCGGCGCACCACTCGCCGAGGATGAAGCGGCGGAAGAACAGTCCGACGAACTCGGCCTTGATTGCGGTCTTGTACTCGTCGGAGAGTGACGGGTTGTCGTCGATCGTGAAGTGCCAGTGCCTGGCGTCCAGCACGCCGACCCTGTCGATGAAGTCTGTCTTCAGCCAGTGGGCGGGTGGCCCCGGGTTTGTGGAGCAGAAGAGCTTGCTTCCAGGTACGGACATTCTACCCAAGAGTTGGGTAAAGAACTCCTTCGGGACTAATGTGGCCTCATCGACCAGGGCGCCCGCGCAGGTCATCCCCCGCAGGCGCTCCTCGCTGCGCACATCATTCGCGCCGATGACGCGGACGTGACGGCCAAGAATCGTCGCAGACGGGGCACCACGCGTGTAATGCACGTGCTTCGCCAGCGGCCCGAACATCGCCGGATCCTGGAGTGGAAGGAAGATATTGGACGCCGCAGTGTTCGTGGTCTTGGCCACAACCACAAGCTCCCCCGACGGGGGCGCATCAGCGACGTACATGAGCCAGCGGACCAGCGTGGACACGCTCTTGCCTGCACGGATGGACCCACTGGTGATGTTGATGCGGGCATCGCTGTTCGCGATGAAGTCGACCTGCTTCGGGCTAAGCGGAAGATCGATCACGGGACGGCTTCCGCTTTCCCAGGTACCACCTGCGCTGGTAGTCCTGCTGACATGGGATACACGACCTACGCCCATCGCTGTACGTGTACGTGCTCTCGGGCGTGAACTCGTGACCACGCTTGCAGAACGTCTTGCGCGCGTTCTCAGCCGACGGGCCATCCCCGCGCATCGTGTTCTCGAATACAGTCACAGGCTCCAAGTGGGCTGGCGCGTTCATGCAGTCCCGGCGGGTACATCCGTTTGCCTTGACGTGGTCGAGGGGTAGTCCGTCGGGAATCGGGCCAACCATCAGTTCGTAGGCGTACCGATGCGCCCGGACGTTGACATGATTCACAGTGAACACTCCGTAGCCGTCCGGGTCGAGGTAGCCCAGGAACGGCCAGCACTCATCGGGTCCGCGCCGGTCAACCTTGGACCAGAACCGTTCAGCGTCGGACGCGAAGGCCGGTCGGCCACCGCTCGGGTCTCCGTACTTCATGTACCGCCGGTAGTGCGATTCGCACATCCCTCGGCGGGGAGTCTTCGGGATCACAGTGCAGCCAGGCGCGCGGCAAGTACCATCGTTCACAGGTCCGGGTCTCCTCCGGATCTAGGCCCCGGACCACAGGTGCTAGAACACCTGCCGGGGCCGCTCAACTGTCACCGTCAGTATACCGGAGCGCACCGACAGTTACCCGGGCGCAGGCGCCTCCGACTGCACGGGATCACCGACCTTGGACGCCTGATAGACGGCCCGGAGCCCGGCCGCGAGGTCACCCAGCATCGACTTCGCGCCCTCAGCACCCGCACCCGCATCAACCTTCTCCAGGTCACCAGCGGTCTTCGCGTACTGGCCCATCGCCCGCGACAGCGACAACTCATCCTGCGGAGGGACGAACGAGAACGCCGCCGCGACCGGACCCTCCTGCGAGTTCCCCACAGTCGAGAACGTGTCCGCGTCCAGGCGCTCAGCCAGACGCAGGCACCGCCGGTACTGCCACGCGATGATCGCCGCCCGCGCAGCCTTCGCGTCCAAAGTGTGAGCCTCAGTCGCCGCAGCCGTCTGCGACCGGTCGAACACGAGACCGAGCTCCCCCGCGTGACGGGACACCGTCGACGGCGCCCGGTCGATCGCCTCAGCGACCTGCCGGACACTCTTGCCCTCACCGTGCAGGCGCGTGATCTCCGTCTTCTCCTCGTCGGACAGGGGGATGTTCGCGGCCACGTCAGCCTCGCGCGTCTGCGGCGGGAGGGAACGTTGCCGCGGCGGTCTGGTGGGTTGCGCCGTAGAGCCACTGGGCGAGGGTGATGACGTCTTGGCCTGACGGTTGGGTGACGCCGGCTTTCGCGAGCATGTCGCTGGCGTCGAAGAATGCCTCGCGGATGGCGAGTGTGCGTTCCTGGTTGGTCATGGTGTGCTCCCGTTCTGCTGGCGGGCCGCTCCTGGCGGTGCCTGCTGCCCGGCGCCTGGCCGGGTCGGTCACGGTGGTGTGTCCGTGCGTGGGTGAGGCCATCGCGGCTTGGTTCTGCCTGCAATGGCCTCTGGTTGTCTGTTTCGGATCGGTTGGTGATGGTTCGGCGATTCTCCCGCCGGTGGGGCGGGGCACATCTACGCGCCGGTAACATCCGGAGAGGGTGTCAGCCGAGGGTCCAGACGGTCGCGGATGCGGCGAGCCGCTGCCACTCAGCAGCCGTGAGCCACATGCCGCCGTCACGGCCCCACGCCCGGCCCCACTGGTTCAGGAGCAGGACCCGGCGCGCCTTGGGGTCGTAGCCGGTCAGCACGACCGCGTGGTCATAACCGGCCAGCGCGCCGCGGGCCAGCCAGTGACCATCCCGGGCTGTGTCATCCATGCCAGCCAGGTAGCGGACTGAGACGACCAGGGGGCCGCGGTAGACCTCGGTGAGTGCCTGCGATGTTGGGATGGTCCGGTAGATGGCGCGGACACCGTGCTTGGCGAGGACAGTCTTGAGGATGTCGTCGGAGGTGCGGGTAGCGGACGGGGCTTGGGGTGCGAACTCCCGCCACATGCGGTCCGCCTGCGCTTGGGTGATGCGGGCGCCCGGGGCGTTGAGCTGTTGGAGTGCGGCGTAGAAGCCGCAGCCGGGACGGTCGCCCTGGTCGAGACGCGGGGCCGGGTACCGCCACGACGCGGCCGCCGGTGCCCGTGTGAGCGCCTGTTGTGCGTCCCCAGCGGGGAGGCCGCATCCGGTGAGCGCCATGACGGCGGCGGCAGTGAGGGTGGCGAGGGTCCGGCTGACGTTCATGTTGGGTGTATCGGCAAGGTCGGGGGTGGGCTTGATCGGCCGGACGGGTCAGCGGCCTGGCTTGCCCTTGCCGGTCTTGCGCATCGGCATGTCGGCGGGGGGCATCTTCCCGGCGGCCCCGGACGGCTTGGCCTTGGCGAAGGGGTTGGCCTGCTTCCCGCCGAACGGTGGGGCGGCCTTCTTCGCGGGCTTCTTGCCGGCCATCGTGCCCTCCGGGCGTGAGACAGGCGGCCCACGAGGGACCGCCTGGGGCTTGAATGCCGCGAGCCTCAGGCCCCGCTACCGAGCGGGAACTCCTGAGACTCACTTCCGGCCTGCACCGCGGTGGGACCGGCTCCGATTCTGGGCAGCGTCTGCCATTGGCATCCGCTGCGCGTATCGTATCATCCCCACGTTGATCTGCTGCAACACCCGTCATGCGTGTCACACGGACGGGCTAAGTCTGCTTGCGGTGTCTCCCTGGTCGAGACGTGCGCCGTGCCTGGACGGCGTCGGCGTGCCAGCGGGGCGCCCCGTCCGGCGGGACAGTCGCAGTCCCCGAGTGATCATCTCCTGGGGGACGCCCACGAGAGTGTCCGGCGTCCGGACAGCCTCCAATCGGCCGACGGACGCAGCCCCGGCGGCGGCCAGTCGCGCGGACAGGTCAGCCGCAGCTAGCGACGCGTGCAGCGGGAGTCCATGCCGGAGCCGGTAGTCGCGGACTCCACCGTGAGCCATGCCGATATGCACGCCCAGCGCGATGAAGGATCTGCCGCAGTCGTGGCAGGTCAGCCTCCCTCCGTCGGATTCGTCGATGTCGAGGATGCCCCACCGGCCGTGGTCGGACGGCGAGCCGATAGCTGGCTCGTCCAGGTCGATCGTGCCGCCGCGGGCGACCCCCCGGTAGTGGCGTCGACACATGCCCCGGGAGAAGACCTGGTCAGTGCATGACGCGGGCCCTCTCTCCTGCCCGCAGATCCGCCCGGCAGCGGGCATCCGGGCAGGCTCCCCAGGCCGGGTGACACCCCGCTCACGGCTGGGCATTAGCGCTTCCCGAGCCACCCGCGGATTGTCATCCGGTCCACACCTAGCAGGGCGGCCAGCTGCGTCTCCGGGACCCCAGCTCCACCGTCGTTGGCCTGCGGGACAATGGCTACAGCCTGCTGCGTGAGGTCGGCCACCGTCGCCCGGGCGACCCGCAGAGCGTCCCCGATGCGCCGGGCCTCGACGGTGATGTCGGTGTACTGCTCCGGGGCGAAGACCTGGACCATGTAGAGCCCGCGGTCCTGGTATCTCGCCTCACGGGCGGCGGCGAGGGCCGCGGTGGTGGCGTAGCAGGCGTCGTGCTCATCGGCACGGATGGTCCCGCTGATGTGCCAGCGGGGGCCTCTGGCTGCCCGGTGGGCGATGACGGTGGTGGTCCTCATGTTCGATCAGTCCTCGTCGTAGTCGTAGGTGTCGGCCCATGCGGCGGTGTCGCAGTCGCAGTCGTCGGTGCAGGGGGCGGTGTCGCCGCCGACCTTGGCGGCCCACGCGCTGCCCTCGTCGGTGCGGTGAGCGGTGTGTGCGTGGCGGACGGGGATGATCGCGGTGGCAGCTGCCCAGAGGGCGGTGGCGTGGCCCATCCAGCGGTGGTCGGGGTGCGTCTCGATGTTGCGGACCTCAAAGGTGTGCGTGTCGACGTACAACTCGGAGATCGTGGCGCCGTCGGCGCCGAGGATCCGCCAGGAGTGGAGCGGCGTGGTCTCTCCGTGGTAGGGGCGGACCTCGTAGGTGATCGCCGCTGTCGTCGTCATGTAGAAAACTCTACACTCATACAGTAGATCTGTCTACACGACGCTATGCGGTCTTGCGGCGGGGGCATCGCTGCCGGACCTTCTCTGCGCGCGCCAGTGCATCGTCCAGCAGGTAGCGGACCGGGCCCGTACTCGCGTGCTGGACGTGGCCTTTCGCGGCCCACTCTCGCACGCTCGACTCTGGGATACGCCTACCCAGGGACGCGGTGACCCGCTCGATCTCCCGGGATGTCAGCCACATGTCTGCGGCCTGGTCGAGGAGGTCCCGGCGGCGGTCGTCCTGGTCGACTTCCCGGCGGCACGTGTCGCAGCGGGCGGGACGGGCTCCGACGGCGACCATGTGCCCGGTGCAGTCGGTGGCCCCGCCCAGGTTGCAGGGGCCGAGGTAGTGGCGGTCCGCTGGCCGGTCGATGGCCTTCTCCGCGCCGTCCACGGCCCGCTGCAGCTCGGCGAGGAGGGTTGGGGCATCAGGGTGGAGGCGGAGCCGCGCGAACCCGTCCAACAACCACTCGGCGGCGGTGGCGGTCTCTACGGCGAGGGGAAGGGCCATGACGCACATCTGCGCCGAGATGAGGTCGTTGGCTGCCTGGACGACGACGGCGTGCAGTCTGGTGGCGCGGTCCCCAGCCTTGGAGGGGAGCATGATCCGGGCTGCGGCCTTACCGGTGTTGACCTTCTCGGCTTGCGGCGCGAACTTGGCTTGGCGTCCTACGGCTTCGTCGAGGAGGCGGGGCATGGCGCCCTGCTCCCCGGCTGGGGTGTCCCAGCGGGAGGAGGGCTGGCGGCCCGCACGGTCGGTGATGTGTGTGCCGTTGGCTAGGCGCAGGGTGCTTGGGACGGTGGAGACGAGGCGGCGGAGGAGGGCGTGCAGGGTCTGTTCGGCGTCGGGGCAGAGGGAGGTGTCCTTGACGGGTGTCCCGCAGTGGGGGCAGGTGGCTGTGGTGGACGTGTGGGCCATGCGGTCCCTCCTCTGTGCTGGGGGTTACCGGTTCCGGTTGCGTCGGCGACGGGCCAGGATGTGGCGGCGGTAGGCGCAGTTGAGGGCTCGTTCCCGGGCGCCGAGTTGGCGGATGAGGCGGCGGAGGTGACGGCGGGCACGCGGGGTGAGGTTGATGGTGAGAGTCCGAGGCTCCAGCCAGAAGGCGGGGACCGTGTACGCCGCCTCGGGGGTGATCTCGTCCATGTAGACGGGGGTGAAGTCGGTGACTATGCCGAGCGACTTCCATGCGTCGAGGTCGTCAAGGCTGGTGCAGACCGGGGCGGACCACGCCTGGCTCACAGGATGACCACCAATGCGCCGAGAATGGTGGCGATTGTGGCGACCCCAGCCCAGAAGGCGAGCCGGTCCCGGTCGTCTGAGAACCGGGACACCACGACATAGGCGGCCCGGTCGAACGAAGACACCGACACTCCGGACGCGTGCACCCACATCCGCCAGTAGCCGCGCGCGTGGACATCCTGCCCCCACGAACCAACCGGGCCGACATGGATGGGCATCCTGCTGGTCCAGTGGTCGCCGAGCCTGAATGTGCCGATGAGGATGCCCGTGCGCCGTTCGAATCTGTCCCCGAGGTTCACAGGACGGCCCCCCATACGATCTGGACGAGCCATACGAGCCCACCTACCACAAGGGCCGCCACGAGGGTGAAGACGCTCATCAGCGCGACGACGCCGAGGATGCTGAATGCGCGGGCTGGGGCGTTCATCGTCCGCCACGAGGAGACGGGTCGAGAGGATATGGGTCGGCCTCCCTGGACGGCCTTCACTTGGTCGACCACCTGGTAGTAGACGCCGTCAACGGGCACCGGCTTGATCTCGACGTTGAGGGCGCCGACCGGCTCGGGAACCCTAGTGACCAGGTCGGCCGGGTTCATGCCTATGTCATCAGGGGGTCGGCGATGCTCAGTCACGTCGACTGACGTGCACTTCGGGATGGTGATGGTCCCGGTGTCCGCCCCGCGCCTGATGGTGATCGTCACCTCGGCGTACTCCTGCCGAGTGGGGTCTCCCTGGCTCACAGGATGTCCCGCCAGTCGCGACGGCTGACGCGATAGTTCTGGTACAGGGCGCGCAACGCTTCGCTGCTCACGACCAATGCGGCCATGTGGACTGGCGGATCATTGCGGTGACGCCAGACGTAGACCCGGAGTTGGATTCTCTCGAAGTCGATCGCCGGTCCTATCAGCGAGACGACAACGAAACCGACCATCGCGCCCCACGCGAGGGGCTCCCATGCACTCACGGTCGCAACTCCATCACTCGGTCAAGGAATGTGCGGTAGACGGGTAGGAGCGCGTCCCACGTCCACCTCGTGGCGATGTCCCGGGCGTCCTTGGCCCACTCCTGCACTAGCCCGGGATCGGCGTTGAGGCGACGGACGAGGGCCTCTAGCGCCTGCATGTCGGTCTGCCACAGGTCGATGCTGGTTTTGGCCTGGAAGGATCCGGCGAGGGTTGCGGGTACCAGCCACTCCGGGGGCAGCCACGACGTGTTCGGTTCGATCCGGGGCATGATGACGGGCATGCCGGCGGTGACGGCCTCCCTCGCTGGCATGCAAAGCCCGCCGAACCTTCGGGGTAGGACCATCACATCCCCCACCCTGTACAGGTCGGCAGGCTCCGGCATATCCGCCACGAGAGTGACGTTCGATCCACGGAGCGCCCGGGTGATGTCCTCAGTGGGCGACTGGCAGGTGACGACCCATTCGGCGTCCAGGTCGCGGCACCGGCCGGCGAGGTAGATGAAGTCGAGGGTGCCGTTCCGGTCGTACGCGGCCGGACGCCCCCCGATGTGCAAGAACGTGCGGGCTTCGGTCACCTGCCGTTGCAGGATCCCGGACGGGTCGACGGGGACCGGCAACTCCCAGACGATCGGGAACGGACCCTGGTCCATCCGGTGAACGTTCCACGGGCTGGGGGCAGCGAACACTGTCGGCCGGGACAACCACGGGTCCCTGAAATAGTCCAAGAACTCGAAATTGTGCTGAAGGATCGAGCGGATCCCCCGCTTGCGTGCCTGGTCGAACAGGGCGTAGCTCCCGGGCGTCTCGCACGCGAGGACCACGTCCAGGCCGTCGAGGAACACGGCGATGTCCTGCACCGTCGGAGCGTCACGGACGGTCTGGGCGCCCGGGAACCACTCCGTATGCAGGGGGAGGCGCTTCCGGTGGGACAGGTCGATCAGGAGCGTCTTCGCCGGGCGCAGGTGGTCGTGTATCGCCTTGGTCTGATACCCCAACCCCGTGGCGGTGCCGTAGGCGACGAGGCCGAGACGTGGGGTCACTCGTCTACCCACTTGCTGTCATCGCCGCGCCCGTCGAGATGCCAGGAGTACTTGATCCCATGCTCCCCGTTGGGCTCCGTCAGGATCCACAGGTGATGGGCGCCCGGATCCGACTGTGCGACCGAATGCATCCGGTCCTCGACCATCCACTTCTCGTCAGAGCCGAAGTTGTCGCGGAGAATGTCCCGGTAGTAGGCGGTCCGGGCGACATGGGGTCGCTGCGACCACTGCCGGGTCGGCCTCATCCGGACTCCCGCGACGTCCTCGTCCGGGCCGTCCATCAGGTACTCGTGGACGGGCAGGACGCTGGCCTCATGGTGGAGACGGACCACGTCGGCCCGGTCCCCGCGGACAGCATTGGTGATGGCGGCCCACGGGATGTCGCCGCGGATCGGGCAGTCATGCTCCACGAACAGGATCGTGGGGGTGGTAACCACGTTGAGGGCGTGCCAGGTCATCCCCGACTGGTGCCGGTGCTCACCGTGAATGATCGGGAGGACGTTCGACCACTTCTCCCGGCACAACCTGACCAGCTCGTACAGGTACGCCTCGTAGGCGGGCCGGTAGTGCTCCTGTGCGGGCCGGATGCCGTCGCACATGACCAGGATCTCCGCCCGCGGCAACTGTGCCCGAACCGAGTCGATGGTCTCCTCGATCACCGCCGTGGAGGGATGCGACGGGATCGGCGATGTCGGCATCAAGACGGTGATCTGGTCGTCCACGGATGGGTCCGGGATTGGCGCGCCGAGGTCCCGCAGGTCGGCCACGAGGTTGTGGGCCATGTCCCGCTGGTAGCGCTGCCACCACGCCGCAGCCCGGGACGCCGTCCCCGGCCAGGACAGCGCCTCACCCATCATCCACGGCAGGAACGACTGCCAGTCCCGGACGACGAACAGTGCGGGAGGCGGGGTGCCGATAACCCGCTGCCAGTAGGTGGCCTGGCTGGTCCCGTCGGGAAGGTGCCCGTCCAGGACCGGGGTGGCCCCGAGCTCCATCGCCTCCCACGCCCGGAAGGAGTCGACACAGACCGGACCGGACGGGGCAGGGCACACCCGCGCCGATGCCATCAACGCCATGTACTCGGCGGGTTCGACTCCCTGCGTGAAGCCTGCAGTCCGGGTCAGGTGCCCTGGCCTGCCAGTGTCGAGGATCGCCTGGACAGCGTCCGCGCACTCGTGTCGGCGTGCGTGGGTGTCCTGGGCGAGGAGGGCGACGTCCCGGGTCCGGTCACCCCACGGGGTGTCGTAGGCGAGAGGGGCGGGTCCGTTGGCGAGGTACCGGGTGCCGGGCGGGTAGGTGCGGGTGGCGTCGGGGGTCTGCACCCATAGGCGCATGTTCGGGTGCTCGATGTGCCCGTACGGGAACGTGTGCTCCTCGTCGCCATTCAGGATGAGGAGCAGCCACGGGAGGGACGCGGTCACCTCGTTGATGCGGCGCAGGTCATCTAGGGACGTGTGGTGCCTCGCGGGGAGCACCACCACCGCGCCCTCGGCGTCGGGGACATCCGCGAGGGCGTCGTGGTGGACGAAGTCCGGCCAGCATGGGGCGCGGTGGCGGCCGGCAATCAGCCGCTCAATGATCGCCTGATCCAACACTCCCCGGTTGCACCCCTCCATGAGGGGCTCCCACACGACATGCACGCTCACGCCGCGGCCTCCTTGGTTGCGGTGACCCACGTCCACCGGGGCATCAGCAGGTCATGCTGCACGCGCTGGACCGTCACTCCAATTAAACATTTCGATTCTCGACCCTGCGTCTGGATCGATCAGGTAGATCTGATCTCTGGCTCCGTCCAACCTCCAGACGCGGAGACGACCCGGGTCGATCAGGCCACTAGCCCAGACATTGCGTCTGTTCTGATATGGAGGGGGCTGGATGTTGAACGCACGAAAGGATGAACTAGCCACCGTCACCGCTCACCAGCCTTCGCGAAATGCCAATGTTGCTCATGGTCTGTAGACAGGTGTGTCCCCACGTAGCCGTGCCCCGCCATGAACTCGTGCACGGCGTCCGGGGTGGCCCCATAGTCGCGGGCCATCAGGTCCGGGTGGATGGACACCCACACGTGGGGGCGGTGCTCCGTCAGGGTCCGGGCCGCTCCCTGGAGGACGAGGAGCTCCGCGCCTTCCACGTCGATCGTGATCGCGTCGGGGGCGCCAGCGAATGCGGCGAGGTCGTCAAGGGTGGTGGCTGGGATGTCGGCGGGGTTGTCATGGAGGTACGTGTATGCCGTCTTCCCGATCATGGGGCCGTCGGTGGCGTCCGGCCATCCGTTCGAGGTGAGGTGCCCGGCCGGGATGCGGCCCGTCGCTGCGCCGACGAGGCCGTGGAAGGTGGTGGACGGGAGCGCTAATCCGTTCCGTTCCCATGTGGCCTTGATGCTCGGCCACATGGGAGTGCTCGGCTCGATGAGGACCATGTTCCCGGCGCCGACCATGGATGCGTAGACGACGCTGAGCCACGCGAACTCGGTACCAACGTCGTACAGGCAGTCCCCGGGTTTCAGGACGGACGCCATGTGCTCGGTGCGGGCGCGCTCCCAGTAGTCCCAGACATCCCAGTCCGCGAGGGGCGTTGGGAGTTCCAGGTGATAGCGCCATTCGTGCTGCTCGAACGGCCCGACATCCGATGTCTTGAGATATCCGACGCGCTTCCACTCCGTCAAGACGTCCTCCACGATGGATTGAATTCCGGGTGGCCTGCATCCCGCAAGGAGAGCAGCTTCAGCACCTCAGTCATCGCTGGCTGGAAATCCGCGTATTCCCCGTACGACTCGCACAGGTTGATGATCCTCCGCCGGATGACGATGTCGGCCGTCAGCCGCGGGTCAGGATCAGACTCCGCGGCTTCGCGGTCGTCTTCGCGCGCCCGCAGGAATGCAATCAGGGCGTCATCGTTCACGGCAGCGCCCCTTCCTCACGCAGAACGTCGAGCATCCTGGACAGGCGATGCGTGTACGTGTGGTGCGCCTTGACGTGCTCGTGACCGTCGCGGCGGACCAACTCCCTCTCCTCATCGTGGGTGAGGTAGTAGTCGATCTGGTCTCGCAGCCCAGCGAAGTCCCCGAAGGTGTAGAGCGCGGTGTTGACGCCGTCCTGGAACCCGTCGTCAAGGCCGCCAATCCGCGGGTGGACCATGAACCCACCACGGCCAGGAGTCTCGTAGCGCCGGTCGGAGCAATACCCCTCGTGCGTGAACCCCGGGACCAGGGAGTCGCCGACAATGACCTTCGCTGAGGCGTACAACCGGTTCAACCCGTAGCCGCGGATGGCCTGCCCGCGGCCCCCGTAGTGGCGGAACCGCGGCCCGTACGTGGCGCCAAGCCAGCGAAGCAACTCACCCCGGTACCCCCACTCGCTGTGATAGCCAGGCCCCGACCCGACGAAGATGACGTCACGGGTCGGGTGGACACCATCAGCGATGTAGCACTCATCGGCAACGACACCGGGGAGGATGTGCCGGTGGTTGATGCCTCGCCGTGTGAACTCGGCCTCTGAGCGCGGGTCACCATCCGGTGTGAACACGAAATCCGTGTTCCAGAAGGGGTCCGTCCCGATGCCGCCATTGCGTTGCAACGGGACGTACAGATCCAAGTGGTAGGAGACGCTCGGAATTCCCAGCGCACGCAGCCATGACAGGTGATCCCCAGTGACGGTCCGGCCCCACGTCCTGGTGAACAGGAACATGTCGGGGCGGTCCATCCGCTGCAACCCCTGCGTCAACCCGGCCGGGGTGAGGTCGTCCTCCTGCAACCGGACGACGGTGTGACCCATCTGCGTCAGAGTCCGCGCCAGATGCGTCTCAGTACTGTGCGACGGCTTGCAGTTCCCCACGTACGCGACACGGAACCCGCTCACGAGACACCCCCGACGAGGTGGGGTGAGAATCCGCGCGGCTGGTTGAAGCCCCGACATGTCCCGTGGTGGCGGCATCTCCCGCCGTTCGGGTGGTCGATCCGTTTACATTCGCACGTCTTGCACGTGGACGGCGGGGGCGGGGGGATCTGACCGGACGCCGGGCAGCGGTTGTCCCGGGCACCGCCTACCCACCCGTGGACACGGAACTTGCCCAACTTGGTGAGCGCGACGTGGATACCGCACTCCGGACAACGCGCCTGCCCGTGGCTGCGGACGCCAGTAATCGGCGCAACCGATTCGGGCGTGATGGGTGGCGGCACGGGGAGCATTCTAGCAGGTCATGGCGCCATATCACGTGACCGTACCGGGCCGATCCGCTACGCCGAACGGCTCGACTCGGCCTGTCCCGTGCCGGACCTAGCCCACTCCGCCCACATGGGCTCCGCCTCCACCAGCCCGGCACCCGACCCGGTAGCGGCGAACGCCCCGTCATCCAGGCGAGTCGCCAGCCCTACAGAGATCAGGTATGCGAGGGTCATCCGGTCAACGTTCCCGGTCAGAGGCGGGAGGAGGTCACACCTCTTGAACTTCCCCGGATCAGGATCAGGCTTCGGAATTTCGCGGACCTTCCCGTCATGGATGCTGACGAGGGCTACCCACCGGAGACCGGTCATGCGGGGGCCAGGCAGGCGGCGTCGGCGGGTACCGGACGCATACCACGCCTCGACGTCCCCCCACCGGTAGATGGCCTCATGTGAGGGCGGGGTGCGGCGGATGGGCCGCGGGAAACGCTCCATGTATGTGAGCATGCGTTTCGAGGGCCAATGGCTGACGGTGACTTCTGCGTAACCGAGCCGTGTGGCAATGGATGCGATCGTGACTTCGTCGCTGTCGGCCCATTCAGGGTGCTGGGACCGTAGCCAGGACGCCAACGCGTCCTGGCGCATCAGCATCCCGTCCACGGTCTCCCCTCCATCGCTGCTCACGTCTTGCATTCTACACTCCGGACGCCTTTCGGGTCTACCGCAGTGCGCCGATGACCAGCGGGGACACGTCCACCCACGCCAGCCACACCGCCGCAGACGCGAGGACGGGCGTAGCCGCACGCTCGATCCGGCCACCCGTCTTCAACCCGAGACCAACCCGACGCCACCCCCCGCGTTTCGGCCACACCGGGATCTCGCCGAACACGGCGTCAGCCAGCACGTGCGACGCCCACGCCACCGCGACCGCGAGCACCGCCCACCCGTATATCCCGGCGTGAGTTGACCCCCACCACGCCAGGATCGGGAGAGGCCACCAATGGGTGATGCCCCGGTGCCCGCCCGGGATGAGTTTCGCGGGGATGCCCCGCTGGTCCACGTCCGGGCTCAACTTGCCGTCCCCGCACGCACCCGCGACCACCACGCCGGCAGCGAGCTGACGCCAGTCGTGGACACCCAGGAGCGGGGCCGCGCCGAGCCACGCAGCGCACGCGGCTGCACGATGCCCACCGCCCATCACGGGGCGGTCACCCCACGAAGCGCATCCACGAGAACGCGGGCCGCCACGGCACGGGCGACAGGGTCGCGGAGGATACGGGTCGACTGCTCGACATCCGCATAACGGAGAGCCGCGACTGCCACAGGGTTCGCGGCGGCCAGTGCGCGGACAGCCTCGTCAGCGAGAGCATCCAACTCCTTGCCCCCGGCCGCGAGACCCAACAGCCACGATGACCGCTCGGCGAGCTCGTACCCGTTCGGGTATGGGGGTCGACCGTAGGGGATGTCATCGGTGGTCAGCCCCTCGAACGCCGAGCAGCGCCCCTCCTCGCGGGCACGGTCGAGGCGCAGTTGCCGGTAATCCACCTTCGGCGCCCTAACGGTAGACGTCCGTCGCCTCATGACGTCACCATCGCGGGGTACTCATCCCAAGTCCTGCCATCCAAGAGGCGACCATTCGCCTTCGGGGTCCGCCCACCCCACTGCTTGAACAGGAACGGAACACCAGCACTGACGCACTGATCCCGGACGGAACGCGCCCACACCGGATCCATCGGCCGTGCCCCGGGACCTGACTCCCCACCAAGCACAACCCAGTCGACGCCTAGCGTCGAGCAGACCGCGGCCTCCGCCTGGTACTCGTTGAGGTAGCCGGGATTCAGCCGAGCCTCCCTCTCTGCGACGCCTATGGGCTTCCGGCAACCACAGGCGCAGAACATTGGAAGCCGAATCGAACTGAGCATCGGCTCAACACTGACCCATCGGACAGCAAGCGGGGTATTGAGCAGGATCGGGATCCGCTGGTCGGCGCGCGGCTGGTCCTCAGCAGTGACGCCGCCCCAGACGTTGGGCAGCGGCCACGCCTTCCGCTCGAACATCAGGTAGTCCAGCCAGTGGTCGCCGTCCTCCATCCGGCCCGCAGCCCGGCGGGCCACCTTCTCCCGGAAATCCGACGCGGAGAGCAGCGCGCGCATCCTGGCCGGACGCTTGGTGAGCACCTGGTACGTGTGCCGCGGAGTGGCGGCCATGACGGACCAGACGTCGATGATGTGGTCGTCCGGGACGTCACTGTGGAACAGGTCGGCGAGGCTGCACACGAAGATGCGGCGCGGCTTCCGCCACCGGAAGGGCTGGCCGAGCCGGTCCGGGTGTAACTGGACTCCGGTGGTGCCGCCGATCCCGGGCTTGTCGAACTTCCGGTGTGCCATCCGGAACGGCGGGGTCCGCTCGATGTAACAGTTCAGGCACCCGTTGCTGATCTTCGTGCAGCCGGTGACCGGGGACCAGGTTGCATCCGTCCATTCGATGCTGCTTCCGTCGCTCAAGAGACGTCTCCTCTCGGTGCGGGGGCCGCTGCGGGTGGTGGTGACGAGTTCAGGCGGGCCAGTTCCATCCACCCGGCGAGAGCGGCCTCAACATCAGCGACGGATGCGCCTTGCGCCCACACCCGGCCATTGACGACCTGGACCGGTGGGGTGGGGTTGGTGAGGGCACGCCCGGCAGGGTGCGTACCGTACCGGCGGCGCCGCGGAAACGGGATCACCGTCACGACTGCTCAGCCAGCGCCGCGTTAACCCTGATCTCCGTCTCCGCAGCGAAATCCCCGACGATCGCGATCGCGCCGACCTGCATCATCCCGTTACGGTTCACCCACGGGACGCGGTGCGTGGCCCGCCACGCCGCAGCGGACACCTGCTGACGTTTCACCGCAGGCAGCCGGAGCAGGGCGCGGCAGCGGCGACCGTACTCGTCCTGACGGTCTGCGCCCTCGCCGAGATGCTCATCGGTGTACTCGGGCAGACCGGGGGGGCGTCTCGGCGTTCGGCTGGTCGGTCACTGCTCCTCCTCGGATCGTGCTGTCGTCTGTGCGGGATGCCCCGGGATCGAACCGGGGGGCCGGTACCGGACCGCCTCCATGCCATCCCTACCAGCCACCTGTCCCACCTGTGTTGCTCAGGTCCCGGTGGCCCGGATCCCTCACTCCTACCCCTGCGCGCCGGACCATCCCGGATCAATCTCGGATCAATCTCGGGTACGTCAATGGCCAGGAGTACGGCGGTCTATGGAGTTGTGGCGGGTGGTGGGGTCGGGGACTAGGGGGGTGTCGACCCGACCCCACCACGTGCGGGGGGTCAGCGGATGTCGGCGTCGTCCGGGTGGACGGGCCCGATCACCTTCCGCCACGGACCGGTGAGCAGGTCGTACTGCTCCTGGGTGAAGCCGTCGTCGCTGATGAGGTCACGGACGGTCAGTGCCCTGGCGGCGTCCCTGGCGGCGTCCCTGGCGGCGTCCCTGGCGGCGTCCCTGGCGGCGTCCCTGGCGGCGGCCCTGGCGGCGTCCCAGGCGGCGTCCCTGGCGGCGGCCCTGGCGGCGTCCCTG